CGGACGATGACCGAGGTCGAATCCGCACCCATGAAGGGATCGAAGCGGGATTTCCGGAGGAAGTCGAGCGCCGCCGTCCTGCGGAATTTGATCAGTTCGTTATTGACGTGATTGGAAGTGAGGGCCATGGGCCAAGCTCCTTTAGGTGATGGCCGCCCTCACCCAATAAAAAACCCGCCGTGAGGCGGGTGATTTAGTCGGATGTTGAAGGGATCAGCCGGTGACTGCTGCGAACAGCTCGTGGTCGGAAACTTCCTCGTTGTCCGATTTCAGAACTGCGTTGGCGCGGCTCGAGCCGCTGAGAGAGGGGGGCAATTCAACTCTGGGACGCCCGTTTGACGGTTGAGTTTGAGCATCGGTTCGCCAAGCCTCTATCGCCGCTTTCCGAAACTCCGGGTCTTTCAGAGCTTCTTCGCGCAGGCGAGCCTTGTAGGCATTCAGATCGCCGCCAATTTCCTGCTTCACGGAGCGCTGCTGATACCAGTCCAACAACACCTTCCCAGGCGCGTTGGTACTGTGCATCTTTTGCGATAGTTCGAGGAAATCAGGATCGCCAGCAGCTTTGAGCCTCTGGGATTCTGCATAGGCTTTGTCGAATACCTCGGTATTAGCCGATCGGGTCAGACGAAGATCCATTTCCCGATGAGAATTGATGAGGCGAGCCTCGATTTTCTCCTCGATGCTTTTCTCATATCCTTCCGGGTCCAAAAGCGGATCAGGTTTTGTCTTCTCCGGCTTTGGGGCGTCAGTTGCCGGTTTCGTTGTCTGCCAGGTCGCCTTTTCGGCTTCCAAAGCAGCCAGCCGATCGGCCAGCGTCCGCTTTTCCTCGTTGATCTCCCGAAGCCGCCATGACGGCACAAGCGGCGCATTGTCATCAACAACAGGCTTTCCAGCCGGAGTTTCTGCCTCTGCGACAACTTCACCTTCAGGCTTCTCGGGCTGTTCGATTTCAGCCGCAGGAACTTCCGGCGTCTCTGCCGGTTCGTCTCCAACGGTTTGATTGAACAGAGACTGCTCGTCCAACTCCTCGTTCTCGATCGTCATGGTTTCGTCCTCTCGCGTTTCGTGCGATCACGTATGCTGAAATATCGCTTTCAGCGTGCGGGTAGTTTTGCCCTTTATCGTGCAGGCGAACGATTACTGCTTCTGATAGCCCCAAGCGCTCACCGAAACGATACCGCCGGTTCCAGGAGCAGCCGAGACAACCGCAATTCCGGTATTGATCGATGAGCCAGGAATGCAGGGGTTGAAGGTGTGATCCACAAGGCCAATTCCCGACGCTGCGGGAGCGGTCCATTGAGTGAAATTCATTGTACCCGTAACTGTGCCCGTCACCGTTGCGTTGCCCGTAGCCGCTGCGGTCGCGTTCACACGGATGGCAAAGCCACAGATGTAGGTTGTCTGCAAGGCAACGGCCGGAAGGGTTGCCGTGGTTGCCGCGGTCGTACCGGTTGCTGACGCCGTGACAGGAATGGCGCCGGGCGGGAAAGCTTGCGCGTTTGCGCTAGCGATCGAAAGCAATAATGCTGCACTGGAGAGAAATGCCTTCATGCCGCTGCCTCTGTTGGCTGGGGTTCGGGTTGCAGCGCTGCGTTGACATGCGCCATGTTCACTTCGTGCGCTCGGTCCTGAGCATTCTGGTTCTGCTCATGCAACATCTGAGCAAAGCCAAGAATGCCTTCCAGCTTCGCGGCCAATGAGCCGCTATCCTGGTCGGTCTTGGCGGTAATCCGGGCGACCTCGATCTGTGTCAGTGCCTGTAACTGCGCCTTGCGCCATTCAAGGCTGTTATCGGCCATCGTCTTCTGACCGTCGGCCTGCAATTCAAGCTGCTTGATCTGCCCCGCGGCGATCACTTTCGGATCGGGCGGCGGGGGCGCGCTTTGCTTGGCCTGAATCTTGTCCAACATTGGCTTCTTGACCGACTGTGGCAGCGGCGAAAGCTCGATCGCGATTTCCGGGAAGTTCTGCGCGAACTGGGGACCGAGACTTTGCAGCACCATCATTGCATCCGCCTGCATGTTCACCGCATCAGGCGCTTCGTCGATGATGATATCCACGTCCAGCGAGCCGATCGCGTTGACGATTGCCGGCCGCCCGAATTGGTCCACGGTCAATTTGTTTATCTGGAAGAACTGGGCGAGGTTCTGATCGTCAGTTACACGAATCCAGCGTTCGGATGTCCAATAGCGCTGAATGATGTTCCAAATGTCACGATAAACCCGGATTTTCCAGTTCTTGTAAGCGCCAAGATAAGGACCAAGCTCGGCAATCGCCGCCTGCTGGAGCAATTGAATGGCGCGGCCCGAACTGTCCTCAAGTCCCTGCCCGATCAATGACGGGTTTGGTCCAAAATTCTCCAGATACGTCCGCGATTCCGTCGCAAGCTCAGCCAGCCCTTTGAAGTCGTTGAGCGTGGTCTGATCCGGCTCCATTTTAAGCCCGGGATTGGTCTCGACCCAACCATCCGGCCGCGCCCATTCACGCCTTGCGACCTCGATATCGTCAACAGCGCCCTTCTCGGAGATAATCCTGCGCGTGTTTGCAATGTGAGATTTTTTGGCGTTGAAATGGTTAAGCTGATCCTGCGGGCTCTTCAGGTTGCGATTGAACCCGTACCGATCACCGTCATGATCGACGGCCGCCGAAAACATCCGATATCGAGGAAACGTCTTGCCTTTTTCGTCAATGAAGGGAGAAACGCCTTTCATCAGTTCGACGTTGCCGGCGTGCAGGCACCAAAGCCATTTGCCGCCCTTGATGTACCAATGATCCACCAGGCGGATTTTGCGCTCGTTGGTGTTGACCCAGTTCTTTTCCCGATCGGTCTGCGCGATGGTCGTCAGGTCGGAACCCGTCTCCATCAGGTCTTCAAGTTCGTTCGCCTTGTCCGGCGCGATCTCCTTGGCCTGCTCAAGGTCGATCCATTTTGCAACGCCCATGAACCGGGCATCGGTAAAGCCCTCATCATATGAGCGCGGATCATAGAAAAACCCGTCGCCGTAGACGATGTGCATTTCCAGTGTAGGGTCTTTTTCATCCCCGGGGACAAGATCGTATTCAATGCCGGAAATACCGTCAATCGCGGCACCGCCAGCGATCCGGGAGGACTTTGATTTCCAATCGCTGCTGTCCAACTGGTATTTAAGCGTTGCCGTCGCGAGGTCGGCGCCTTCCTGCTGATTTGGCGTGCGAGGAAATGCCTTCGGATCCTGCCTTAGCCGCTCGATCAGCCCGATAACACCGTTGACCTTCTTGACGATCTGGTTTTCGGTCGTGACCGGCTGCCGGCGAGCGCGAAGCTTGCGGATTTCTTCAGCCGTCCACTGATCGGCGTGGTAATAGTGGCGGCTTTCCACCATTTCCCTGGCTTCAGCGTCCTTTGCAGCGGCATAGTCGTTGTACTGCCGACGCAACCGAACAACGTCATAATAGTCCTGTTCGCTTCCCTGATCGATTGACGGCGCGCTCGAGCGCTCAGGTACGGTCGCGGGAAGCGTTTGCATGTTAGCGGGGTTTCCCCGGCCGACCGTGATACCAGCCGTAGTCGTAAGGACTCGGCGGGATCGGATTTTGAGTGTCAGCCATCAATACACCTTGAAATTATCGCCGCCGACCGCAGCAGCCGATTTGTAGCCGCTTACGTTCTTGGGCTTCTCGGGCTCGGCAGGCTTTTGGCCGGCTGTCATGCGAGCCATCAACTGACCGACGAGCCCCAGCGCATCAACCTGGTCGTCGTGCTTCCCCGCGGGAAATGACAATAACTCTGAGCGGAGATCGGCGTACCATTTGGCGGAAGTAGGAACATGCAATCCTTCAAGCGCCATTCGTCCCCGGATGGATTGGGCACGCACAGCCTTGTCCCCTCGGGTAGGAAATTGCTCGCGATAGACATAAGCCTTTCGATCGCGCTGACGTTTATCAAGAAACGGACCGATACCAGACCTGATTTGCCCCTGCTCTTCAGCCCAGCCGAGGGGCTTCCACTTGAGAACCAGGTCGCAAAACGCCTCAATCCATTCGTCAGACGATGCCTGCTTGCGCCACAGATCGAGCAGGAACATTCTGTTTTCAGGGTCGATTCCAACGACGGCGTGGACGGTGTAGTCTCCTCCGTCAGCGGTGACAGCGTAATCAGATCCGCCATAGACCCGCATCGTATTGAGCGCCGGCGCGATGTCATATGGCTTCAACCATTCCAGTTTGAAATAGTCGCCATCTTCTGGAGCGGGCCGCTGCTGATACAGCGCGGACCAATCTCTTGCACCAACCGCGCGCCGCTTGCGCTCGAGGTTGGCTTCGTCTTCCCATTCAGGCCACAGCGGAGCGCCTACAATGCGTCCAAGCGGATCATTAGCCTCAGCTAGCGCGGGGAGTGAAATAACCTCCCACTGATCGCCGCCCTTCGCCATATCAGCCAGCAATCGGCCAGCAAGGTCATCTTCATGCCAGCGAGTTTGTATCAGAACGATCCGGCCGCCCGGCTTAAGTCGAGTATATAGGTCGGATTTGTACCAGTCCCAGATTTTGTCACGGACGGTCTCAGAGTCAGCATCCTCTCGGCTACGGATTGGATCGTCGATGACAACCAGGTCAGCTCGTCGTCCAGCAATGGCCCCGCCGACGCCGGCTGCAAAATATTCGCCTCCATGATCAGTCTCCCATCGCCCGGCAGCTTGACTATCAGGCGCAAGGGAAACTCCCAGAACAGGTGAATATTCGGCGATCAGGTTACGAACGCGGCGCCCGAACTTCTCAGCCAGTTCCGCGGTATGGCTCGCGGCAATAATATTGGCCGCCGGATTCTGCGCCAGATGCCAAGGGGCGTACAAAATGCTGGCGTAAGTCGATTTGGCAGCCCCAGGTGGCATAAACACCGCTAGGCGATCCGTCTTGCCGCTCGATACCTCTTCAAGCTTATCAAGCAGCAAACGATGGTGCGCTGCCGGCTCAAACCCCGCGCACTTGCACCATTCAGTTAAGTTTCGACGTATCGAGCGGCGGCGCTGAAGCTCTCTCGCCGCTGTCAGCCTGGACAACGGCAGCAAGTTCCGCGTCTGTGACTCGGGCTGGATCAACATTCCGATTTGTGTTCTCTGCCTTATCTACCCAAAGGCCTGCCAGTTTCGCTTTGGCGGTCAGCGCCGCGACAGCAGCCGAATGCTGCCCTGCTTCCTTCGCGGCCTGCTGAATTTCCCCTGCTTCCTGAAGCAGACTGGCAACAGTGATTTCAACCCGCATTGAGCTAGCGGACTGCAATTCAGCAATGCGGCTCCGGATGTCCTCTTTTGCCTTCAAACGTGAGGCGTTCTTTCGGCTAGGCCTGTAGCCAGCTATTTGATAGGCTTCATCAGCCGTTTTGCCCTTAAAAAGCTCCTGCGCGAACTTCTCGTGCTTGGCATTCGTAAGCGCCGTCAAACCGGACCACCATTCGTATGCTGCGCGAATTCCTGCAACGCAGCGGAGATTTCCTTATCCACCTTTGCCGCAGCTTGATCTGCTGCCTCGTCCATTTTCGCAGCCCCAGCCTCGACAGCATTGAGGATTTTACCAACTGCCCGCCTTTGGCGATCGGCTAACCTTTGGCGCATTTGTGTCAGAGCGTCCTGAAATGCTCCTGATTGAAGGCCGGTTATATTCGACGCAACTGGATCGGCAGGCTTTGCAGCGCCGTCGATCTTATCCAGATTCAGCGCGGTCGCGATTTCCTGGTCTGTCGCCATCTGGCTTACCATTACCGTTTTGCCGTTTACCGTGACGAACTTGTCGGAGCCGATGATCCTAGTCTGCATCCGCTCTTGAGACATTTTAGAAAGCGCCTCGGAAAGGTCTCTGGCGTAAACGCTGAAGCGGAGCGGACTGAACATCTGCGCTCAAAGAAAAACCGCCAAGGTTTCCCCGGCGGTGCAAATCACTATTCTCGGCTATAGACATTGCAGAGCATTTACCGGACCGGTCCGTCAAGGGGTCGCGAAACCATAAACCACAGCCAATCGATCGAGGCATTCCCGGAATCTGGTCCCGAAGTATTTCCGCCAGCGCTCGCCAACCAGGCCGCGAGATTGTGCCACGGCTTCGAGCGTCAACCCCTTGATAAGAACGTCGTGCGTGAGGGCCGAGCCATCGGCGCCTAACTGACGCTCGGCACCGTTTAGGCGCATCACGGCCCGCCGCTGTCGCTCCGTGATGGGCTCCGGAAGCTTTCCACCATCCACATATTCCTTGGATGGATCGATCGCCTGGGGGCCGCGCTCGGCGGTTTCAAAGTCGTTTTGAAACGATCGGCCGCCCTGATATTGGGCTTCATCGATAAATCCGCGGTCGTGCAGTCTCGCCAAGGGGTCATCCCGGAGAGACCGAACCGTCGTGATTTTATCACCGGGACCCAGCCCCATCGGGTCGTCAATCTCGATCGATGCCACCTGGGCATTGCGAAGCAAATCGGTCGATCGGCGGTCGTGAACCGTTATTGCAGGATTATACGGTTTGCCTTTGCGGCGCGGCTTCCCCACGACTTCCCCCTATTCCGCCGTTGACGGGCTAAAGCCCCGCTTCAAATGATCCGAAAGCTTCCGGAAGCCCTCGATTATGCGTGCTTCTTCCTGAGCATCGCGCACGGGCTCCGGTAATCGGGCGCGGCTGGTCCGATCTCGGCGCCTCAAATCGGTATCATATTCATCGGCCCATTCGTCCAAATGCTTCTTGAATTTCGCCAGGTTTGGATACGGCACAACTGCGGCCAAGCCCCTCGAGGGACTAGCCGCGCGATCGAGAACCGGCTGCGGATAGGTCGATAAGATTTCCACCAAGCCGGCTGCGAATGCCTTCGGATCCATCGCCGGGATCGTATCGTAGAAGCCCAGAATCTGCTTGGCTGTCGCTGCTGCTGATAAATTTACCGATGTCATCTAGAATTTCCCTTCCTGTTTGCCGCTCCTGTTGATGTGCCGTGGTGGGTTTAACGGCGGGCGGGCCGCGACAAATCGCGGCGACGTATTCGGTCGGATTTTGTTTCTGGGAGGCCTGTTCGATAGCTGCCCGAGCCAAAGCAACGTTTCCGCCCTTGGCCTTCAAGAGCTTGGCGATGAGACCGCCAGCTCCTTTTCCGAGAACTTCCCTTGATCTCAAAAAATACTCGCGTTCAGGGATTGCAGGATCGAGCGGCGCGATAGCGCCAGAAGCGACAGCTTCTGAATCTATTTCCCTTTCCTCTTCCCTTCCCTTCCCTTCCCCTTGTGCATGCTCAAGCCGCGTGGTGGACGCGTCGTCCACGCGTGGCTCACGCGTCATCATATTGATTTCATTAGGTGCAGGAATATCGGAGGGTGTTTCGCGATTATTGATGACCTGATGCTCAGACCATGAAGGAATGCAGCCATATCCCTTACCGTCTATCTCGTACTTGACGATAAAGCCACGCGTGGTCAACGCGTCAAGCACGCGTGAAAAGTCAACCTCGTCATGAGGAAGGCAATCCAGTTTCAACTCACGCGGCCTCCACTTGAAGCGACCTTCGCGATCCGCGGCCGTCCAGAGGCCCGCAAATGCGAGCCTCAGCGGTAAGCCAAACTGCTTTTCCGCCTCATACAGATCGGCGTGCCGAAAGAAGCTGGGCTTGATGGTGCGAATGCGGGCCACTTATTCAGCCATCCCCAGCGCAGCCACGTAGGCATCAACATCGGCCTGCAACTCTGCGGCTTTCTTCTTGTCGGCCCGCTGCCGGCGCACGACAACGCGAAGCGCCTTCGGGTTGAACCCGTTTCCTTTGGCCTCGGCATAAACACCGCGGATGTCATCAACGATGGTTTTCTTTTCGTCCTCCAGTGTGTTGATCCTGGCGAGGATCGACTTAAGTTGATTGTCGCCCGGCTGGGTCATCTTCGCGTCCTTTGGTTTGATCTGGGGGAACGCGGTTACTACTCTGACGGAGCGCTAAGGCGCAGCCGTCGATTAAAATGTTGGCGAGATGGGCTTTGCCAATCTCAAAGCGGAATAAATCATCTGAGCCGAACGGCTGGATGTTAAGGATGTACCGATCGGGTGCCGGAGTCGTTAGATATGCTAGCTTTGCTATCACGCGGCCCTGCTCTCTTTGCGGAGTTGCTTGAGAAGTTTCCCTTCAAGTAACGACTGCAGTTCGTTACGCCGCACGCTGAAGGGCTTCTCGGCCGCTACCAGCGCGCGCAGATGGTGGATCTGCTGTGGCAGGCTCAGGCGCTTGATGCGAGCGCAGACAATGTGGATCGGGGTTGGTGTCATACGCGCTGCTCCCGTCTTCGGTCTAGGGCGGAAAAACCGGGGGCCGGATCACCAAACACCCACGCAGTTAAAGGCCGGGGGGCGTAAAGGCGGGCAACGGCCGCTTCCATAATCTCCGGCGTGATGATCGGCTGCGGCGTCGGGCGCGCTCTTGGAAGTTGACGTTCTTCCCGATCGACTCTTTGGTAACAGGCATGGAATGTTCGGCCGACCGCCGCTTGGCATTCCTTGTCCGTCGCTCTACGCGCGACGAGGCCGCGGGCGATTTCTATTTCGGCCGGCGTCCATTGAGGCTGCCTCGCTTGGCGGCGCACGCTTTCTCTAAGGCGCCTAATGCGTCGTTGATCAGGGTCCTTATTCTCCCACGCCAAACGGTTCTTGACACGGCAGAGGGTAGTGGAAAGCGCCGCAGCTATTTCAGCCAAGGTAGAGCCCGAGTCCTTCATTTGGTGAAGGGTATCAAGCTCGCCAGCTAACCATCTTTGAAGCATTCCCCCTACCCCCGTTGTCCAACCATCAGTTTCCAGATGATCTGAATTTTAAGTTTCACTTTCTTCGCTAAGGCCTTGACCAACCGCATACGGATTCCCCGCTAAGAGACGCAAGCGCGCCTCGTCGATCTTGTTTTCGTGTTCGACGCGGTTACAAAAAGCTTCGTAATGTGCCCTGATATTTTCGTAGATCGTTGCTCGAGGTTCTTTTGCCTCGTAGCCTTTGATTAACTTCCGGAGCCAACCAGGCGAGACGCCAACGGTCTGAGCTACCATCGCGTATGCCGCCATCCGTGAGCCGGTCTGGCGCTCGGCGCGCTCAACCAGCGCATT